GGAAGTTCAAAATGATTTCCATCTATCCACGGTTGATGTTGTTACCGATCCATCTGCGCCTAACGCTTTTGTAAAAGGTATGATGGAAAATGTTGAATATTTCTATGATATTGCTTCAGGTAATTGGATTGCCCAGCAGCCGGTTGAAGAAGTTATTGAGGAGATTGTTGAAACAGTTGAAAAAGAATATAAAAAAGTAATTAAGAGAATCGATGAAAACGTTGCGGCTGACTTGCTCAAAAAATTCATTAGCGGTTTGAAGAATTAGTTTTTTATAAATAATATTACATTTTTATTAATGTCAAATTAATTTAAATTAAGGAGAACAATATGGCGGACAAAATGGTAAAAGCCGATGACGGCGTTTCCGAAGTTCCTGCTCCTTCTGCTGCTAAAGGTGGTTCTGCTCAGATTGACCCCAAAAAGGCCAAGAAAGTAGATCCTAAAGCTGATACATTAAAGGCTGAGGAAGCAGAAGTAGATCAAGAAGTTCTTGAAACTGAAGAAGAAGTTGTAGAAGAAGTTGTTGTTGAAACTTCTGTTGCTTCTTTGTTTGAAGGTGAAGAACTTTCTGAGGAATTTAAGAATAAAGTACAGATTGTATTTGAAGCAGCTGTTAGCGAAAAAGTTGCTTCTGAAGTTTCAAAAATTCAAGAGTCTCTTGAAGCGTCTGTAGAAGAAAATCTTCAAGAAGCCGTTAATAATCGAATGGAAGATATTGTTGAAAATCTTGACAAATATCTTGACTACGTTGTTAACGAGTGGATGGAAGAAAATCAACTTGCTATTGAAGCTGGTATTAAGGTTGAAATGGCAGAGTCATTTATGGAAGGTCTTAAGTCTTTATTCGAAGAGCACAACGTTGAAGTCAACGAAGAAACCTTCGATGCTGTAAATTCTTTGGAAGAAGAAGTTGCAGGTCTTAAAGCCGAAGCAAATGAATTGGTTGATAGGAACATTGAATTGCAAAAAGAAATTGAGTCTATGAAAGCAGAATCTGCTTTTGACGAAATGACTGAAAGCTTGACTGATGTTCAGGTTGAACGTTTCAAGATTCTTGCGGCAAACCTTAACAAAAAAGATCTTGAGGAATATACCGAAAGTCTTAAGGTTATCAAAGAATCATTCTTTGCAGGATCTGCTTCTGATGAAGAAGTAACTTCTGGTTCTGTTTTGAAAGATAATCTTGGTGATGAAGAGGAAGTAGTGATTGAGGAAGAGGTTAAAGCTCCCGCTTCTGAATACTCTTCTATCAATGCTCTTGTTGAGGCACTCAATACAAGGAAAGCAAACGCTTAATTGATGAAATTTTATCTTTAATAAATATTTAAGAATAATAAAACAAGGAGATAGCTACATGTCAAACTATCAAAAACTTGTGGAAAAGTGGGCGCCCATTCTCGAGCACGAATCTTTTTCACCTATTACTGACTCTCACAAGAAAGCAGTAACTGCTACGATTCTTGAAAACACAGAGCGCGCTCTGATGGAATCTGGCGACCTTTCTGTTAACATGTCTTCATTGTTGACAGAAGCACCTACTAACGCAGCTGGTGCTGATGGTTATACTGCTGGTGCAACAGACACTGGTCCTGTTGCTGGTTATGATCCCGTACTGATTTCTTTGGTACGTCGTTCAATGCCAAATCTTATCGCATACGATGTATGCGGTGTTCAGCCGATGACTGGTCCTACTGGCCTGATCTTCGCAATGCGTTCTAAGTACAGCACACAAGGTGGTACAGAAGCATTCTATAATGAAGCTAATACTGGCTTCTCTGGCAACGGTACTGGCAATGGCGGTGCTGTTGGCGCTGGCGGCGAAACTGTTGGCGCAGGTCTTGGCACTGACGCTGCTGAAGCTTTGGGTCATGGCCTGGTTACTGGTGCTAATCCTGGCGACCCAGTTGTTCCTGCAACTAACTTTGCTGAAATGGCTTTCTCTATCGAGAAGGTTACGGTTGCTGCTAAGAGCCGCGCTCTGAAAGCAGAATACACCACTGAATTGGCACAAGATCTGAAAGCTGTTCACGGTCTTGACGCTGAATCAGAACTTGCAAACATTTTGCAAGGTGAAATTCTTGCTGAAATCAACCGCGAAGTTATTCGTAACATCTATTTGTCTGCTAAGCAAGGCGCTGCAGGCACTGCTACTCAAGGTACTTTCGACCTTGACGTCGATGCTAACGGCCGCTGGTCAGTTGAGAAATTCAAAGGTTTGATGTTCCAAATTGAACAAGAAGCCAATGCAATTTCAAAAGGTACACGTCGCGGGAAAGGCAACATGGTCATCTGTTCTTCAGATGTAGCCTCTGCCCTTCAAATGGCTGGTGTACTCGATTATACTCCTGCGCTGAACAACAGCTTGACAGTTGATGACACAGGCAATACTTTTGCTGGTGTTCTTAACGGTCGTATGCGTGTATACATCGATCCTTATGCAGGTGCTAACTACATGGTTGTTGGCTATAAAGGTTCTTCTGCATTCGACGCTGGTATTTTCTATTGCCCATACGTTCCTCTGCAAATGGTTCGTGCAATTGGCGAGAATTCATTCCAGCCGAAAATTGGCTTTAAGACTCGATATGGCATGGTATCTAATCCGTTCGCTGACGGTGCTGCTGCTACTACTCAAGGTGCTCTTACTCCAGACACTAACGAGTACTATCGTCGAGTTGGTATTGCTAACTTGTTCTAATCGAAAAGATTATAATAAGAAGACAAGAAAACTTGT